TGACTTGGAAGGTTTCAGTGAGTACCAGAAGGACAAGAATGTGCTTGGTTGGATAGCTCAGGAAGTAGAGGAATATATGCCAAAATCGATTAATACAATCGAAGAAAAATATGGTATCGATGATGTCAAGTTCCTAAATAATGACCAATTATACGCATCCATGTACGGTGCACTCCAGAAAGCGATATCCAAAATTGAGTCCCTCGAGGATGAACTCGCCAAAATAAAAAACTCCATATAATATAAATCATGTCTGGTGGAATTGCACAATTAGTGGCCGTCGGTGCTCAAGATGCCCATTTGGTCGGCCAACCCGAAGTCAGCTTTTTCCGCTCTACGTACAAGCGTGCGACGAATTTTTCTCAGTCCTGTGAACGTCAGGTCATACAAGGCAACATCCAAAACAATGGCATGTCCTCCATTCGCTTCGAGAGAAAGGGTGACATGTTGTCATATGTTTATCTTGCCCCTATTCACTCCGATGGTACCCAATCGGCCACCGTGACCGATTGGGCCTCCAAAATTTCCAAGGTCGAATTGTTCGTGGGCGGACAATTGATCGATGAACAAGATTCTACATTCTCTACGATGATTGCGCCGGAACTTTTATCCACGTCTTCTTCCAAGTCTGTTGGTGGTGGTATCTACCGTGGCGGTGCCGGTGAACAATTTTACCCCCTCAGGTTTCAATTTTGCGAAAACTGGCAATCCGCTCTTCCGTTGATAGCCATGCAATACCACGATGTCGAACTCCGAATTCACTGGGGCGACGCTGCGGCTAGCAACAAGTGGGAAGCCTACGCGAACTACATTTTCTTGGACACGGATGAACGTACGGTTCTGTCCTCTAAGCCGATGAACTTGTTGATTACCCAAACCCAAAAGGTTATCGCTAGTCAGGCCAAGGTTCAGGAACTTTCGTTTAATCACCCGGTGAAGTTCCTCGCGTCGAACTGCTCGGTTAACGGTATGATGACGGCGACAAACAAGACCAAGCTCCAAATCAACGGTACCGATTGCAGTGACTACAAATTCACGATGCCGAACTACTCTGCGGTCAGCAGCTACTACCACGTTGCGAACTCGACGGGTGACAAGAAGACTTCTCTCTTCATTTACCCGTTCTGTTTGGAAACGGCTAAGTTACAACCTACTGGTTCCTTAAATTTCTCGCGTCTCGATTCGGCTCGTATTGTCAACTCCGGTAGCAGCTCGCTTGATGCAATTTATGCCGTGAATTACAACATTATGCGCATAGAAAACGGCATGGCCGGTCTTGTGTATGCCAACTAAACAGTATCAAAAAAATAGATAATTATATTAGAAATAAGCATGTTTTGGACAGCCCTGTTCTTACTTGCTTTCGTATTTGTGCTAACCTATGATCCCCAGTCCAGGACACTGGAAAGAATAGTGGATCCTAAGCTAGTAGAGACGTCGGAGAATAGAAAACCTATTCCATACGACGAAAATGTGACTAATGTACGCAGAAGCGTTTCTCCAGAATCAAAAGAACCTCATTACGACGCTCTTCAGTTTGGTAGAGACGCAGGTTATACAGTTCCGAGTAATAAAGGTGTCCATATGGGTGCGATTATAGGAACTTAAAAAGTTCAGACGGTAGTATATTAGTTATACCAATATGTTCTCTCTTGATCGTGAAACTATGATGCTTATTGCCCTTGCTATGTGTGTTCTAGGGAGCCTCTACCTCTACAGTGAATTAAAAAGTACAAGAAATGACGTTTCTGAAATGAAGACGTTTTCCTCTCAAATGGCAAATCATCTAAATAGCTTGAGTTATTATGACGAAGGTATGTCGGAAGAAGATGACGAAGATTACGAAGAGGATAATGAAGAAAAGCCTTCTACACAACCAGAAAAGTCAGCCCAATCTGTTACGCCGATTTCTCCGGTAGCCGAGCCAATGTCTGTGAAATAATCATATTCATATATTGTAACTTGCTAAATGAGCAATGAAAAAGTACAAAGCAATAGCGATTCCAGTTAGTTTCGCAGACGCAAAGCCACGGTTTTTAACCGTGAGAGATCGAAGATTTAAAGATTGGATTTTTGTCACAGGAGGATGCAGAAGACGGGAAATTTACAACCCGCTTAGATGTGCTCTAAGAGAACTAGAAGAAGAAACAAGAGGTATAGTATCACTCAAAAAAGGTGAATACACGTCGTTTGTATTCACAGTAAAAGAAAGTCCAACCGTGGACTTGGTCTATAATGTGTTTATTTTTTTCGTTGATTGGAAACGAAATGACCAACACGCACTTATCAAAAAATTTTATGACGAAAAAGCAAAATGTCAAGCAAAGAAAGCAAATAAACAACCAATAAAAAAGACATTCGACGAAAATGATTTCATGAATTTCGATACATTAGAAGAATATAATTGTCGGAAAAGGTGGAATCTGATCGTGGATAATATCATTAAAAATCCAGAATTTTATACCTGTGTTCAATCACTGAATAGAAAAACATTTTCTATAAAATAGGATGAAATCGAAGGCTTATATTTTACGTGAAATCCGAGAATTACTCATAGAGAATAGAGGGTATTCAGAAGATGACGCAAAAGAAAAGGCAGACGAACTCGCTACAAGAACAGTGTATGAATTACTAACGTTAAAAAAGGAGCTTGCTACAGATAAAGAATTTGCAGATGTTTCCATCTCTGCTTCAATTAGACGGTATTAAAAAATAGAATCGTAAGAAATGTAAGTATGTTCAAGCGCTGGTGCGCAGAACAAAAATTCGATCATGGCGGTAACAAGCTATCACATGTGCTCATGAATGGGGGAGTCCTATCCGTGCCATCTGATAGATTGAGTGAATTTTATGACAAATACATAGAAAGTGTATTGTCGGGAGAAAAGATATATGTAGTCGAACAGAAAACAAAATATTATAATTTTTTCGTAGATATAGATTACAAAGCCGAAGAAGCGTTAAACTTGAATGATATACAAGATATATGTAAAATAATTTGTAACAAGGTTATGACGAAGGGTGGAAGGGAATGTCTAATTTCGGTAGCACAACCAAAACCGGCGGGCGATAAAGTCAAAACGGGAGTACATTTAAATTTTCCCGGATTTGTTGTAGATCAAAAAGGTGCGATCGCTTTACGAGAACACATATTAGTTGCGTTATATATAGCAAAAGGTTCCGAGGATTGGGAAAGTATCATAGATTCCGCGGTCTATGGAGATGTAACTAAACGTTCGAAGGGAAGTGGTTTCAGAATGCCATGGTCACACAAAATGACAAAGGGTATTACCGAAGGTCCATATCTGCCTATATTTGTATTTAAACCCGGTGGATTATTAAGTTCATTGACGAGAATAGGCCAGACACCGGACGCCCAGATTCTAGCCATGTCAGCAGTACGAACGGATTCAACTAATTTTGTTACGATAGAAGGACCGACAAAAGCAGTAAAAGAAGGGTCATTTACGGAAATACAAACTAAAGATGAGGTAAATGATGTAGAGTTAAAATATGAAGTAGAACGGTTTATCAAGAAAAATATAAACGGTCAAGCCGACGCACGAGTTTCGAAGTTATTTAAATTCGAACATAGATTCCTAATTTCTAGTAATTCTAAATACTGTGAAAATATAGGAAGAAATCATGGATCGAATCATGTGTATTTCTATATAAGTGGTGATAGAATAGCGCAAAAATGCTTTTGTACGTGTGATACTTTAGATGGGAGAAGAAATGGATATTGTAAAGATTTTGTGGGACGCACATACCAACTAAATCCGTCAATCGTGGATAAGTTATATCCCGAAAAGGTGGAAATGAGAAAATGTATAGGATTGAAACAAAGTACCACCACGAATAACACTGGAATAAATCCAATGGATTGTAAGGAAGATGTTGAGAAATTCATCACAAAACATATAGACAAAAAACATTCAAATTTGAAAGTTATCAAGATACAAAAGAATAGACAGAATTATATAATCGGAACAACTTCTACATATTGCGAGATAGCAGGAGAGAATCACGATGACAAATGTACGAGCTTCATCCTCACGAACAAAGGAAAGATTAACCAAGATTGTGGAATATGTAAAATCAAGAAGGGCAAAATATATAGTATTAGCCCGAGAGTGATGGGAGTTTTATACCCGAAATAAAAAATACATTTAAGTTAAATGGCGCTTGTCCTCATATGTGCTTCATCATTTGTGGTATATAAATTATTATATAAAGAAGAGTCTATTAAAGAGCGGGTCGATACCCTCAAAGATCTGAAACAAAAAGTCCATAAATACTCAGGAGTTGAGCCTGAAATCTATATGGAATACCTATCCAAACTCAAATTGGCACAACGCCTCGAACATAGCCCCAGAGTAGCACAACAATACTTAATAGAAGCTCTCGATCGTTTAGAAGACCTGGGATTGTACGGCGAAACAAAGAATTTGGGCATTCAGGATGAGATACACCAATTATCCAACACAATAGGTTATACATTTGAAAAGAGATTAATGGATAATGCGATAAACAATAACGAGGTGTTCCATCCAAAGTACTTAAACAGGAGGATATACTAATATCTAACAAATGGCCGCATTAGTTGAACAAATGGAAAATATTAACATAAGTGAAGGTGCTATACGTACTAGGTATGGACGCGTGGTTAAAAAACCACAATTATTTGTCCCAACCGAAACAGTTGTTAATGACGATTTCGGTGATGACGAATACGACGAAGGGTGGGATAATTCCGACCTCGATACGGAAGACGAATACGACTCAGAAGACTCCGAATTTGACGACTCAGATGATGAAGAAGATGAAAACGGAAACTTAAAGGGTTTCGTTGTCAGTGAAGACGAAGACGAGGATGAAGATTGGAATGAGTAATTTTAGCTTAAAAAAAAGAGCAATTATTTAATAAATGGAGACTGATATAGGCAATCCAATCGACTATAAATCCGAAGTTGATTCTATAGACAAACAAAACCAGGAGATTCACGACGATCCGTACGAAGATTCCACGCCCATATACGCACACCAGCCCATGCACTCCGCACCGCCTCCCCCGCCACCTATGTACCCAATGATGCAACAACAATGGCAGCCAATGAATTCTTCACCGAGTCAGCCTATGGATATTTTTGCATCAATAGATAAAACTACCTATATTATAGTATTTGTTGGTTTTATTTTAGGATTTTTTATGGGTAAGACAATGCAGCCCGTCATACTTAAACCTTCTTAATTTCCGATTCGGGATTCGAATAACCAGAAAAATCACCAATATCACCGATTTTTGATTCGGTGAAATACGCGCGACTCACGATGAGCGGATCTTTCAACATATCCGTTGCTACATCGTAAGCTGTATCGGTTTCTTTCTTGTTTTTTCTCTTTTTCTTCAAGGTAAAAAACAAGACACATAATGCGGCGACAATTAATAATGTAATCAAATTTAGAATTACACTCAACATCTTATTACTAATTAATATTTTTTTATCTTACGCGGACGAGACTTCTTCACCGGGTTCTTCGGACTTTTCTTCGATTTTGGCGTCCGTCGATTCGGTATCCTCGGCCTCCTTTGCGTCGGCTTCTCGTTGTGCTTGACGCTCCTTCATCTCCTGGGCAACAATTTCATCAGCCTCCTTGACCAAATCTTCCATGGGAGCATCCGGCTTTTCCTTTTGGAGACGTTCCAAAACTTCCGCCGGGTGGCTAATCGGTGCTTCATCCGGCTTATTGTAATATCTACTGTTATCATCACCGGGCTTAGCGTAAGTATCTCCGGTTCTGACTGCCATCATATCAGCCTTACGTTCTTCAAACATCTTCGTAGCTTGAGCTTGGTTTTCTCTGTACCCCTGCATAATCTCCTCCAATTTCTCATTTGCGAAATGGGCGTCTTCGATCTTAGTCGGATCCGGCGGGATTAACAACCATTTATACATATCGACGACATAAATATCGAATGTAGCGTCTTCCTTTTGTAATCGTTTCGCGTGGTCCGCAGCCTCGGAGCGGGAACCAAAAGTTCCGCGAATTTTAATTCCAAATTTATCGTTTTTTTGGGGCGCTTCGGGTCCAACGACGGACAAGCACGCAAATAATTGTCCCGGGACGGTCGTGTAATCGCTCGTGAGGGAGGCCATTTGTATATTGTATATGAATATATACCCAAAACTTTAAGCCCCGTTTTGACTTAGGAAGACGTTGGTCAGAATTAGGTCTCCTAAGTGAGGTCGGTTTAGTACTTTTTTATATAAAATCTGAAAATGTCTTTGAGAATCCGAAATTCGATCACTAACGCCTACATTAACAAGGTGCTGGAATATTGTCAGCGACTTTTGCTCACCAAAAAGATTAATTTAAGTCACAAATATGTTGATGGTAGAATCAACTCTGTGAAAGATGAAGCGATTATTCGTGGTATTCTTCTGGGAGACAGGGTGTTGCGAACTCGTCTCAAGGAGCCGAGCGATCCACGGGCGTTTGGTGATATTTACCTTGATATGAGTGAATTTAAAGTTCCCGATTTTCCAATCAATATCAAGTCATTTGATACCACAAACAAAAATCAACGAAACAACCTCTGTGGAATCGTGAAACTCATCAATTACATGTACAATGATAAAAAATGCCGAGATAAGGTTGGAATTGCCCGAGCAGTTAAGCATTCCCCTCTCCAAATTCAACGGTATGGACTCATTATCATATCAAAAACGGAAAATAAAGTGTGGTGTGGAACGTTCGATGAAGTGCCAGAATCTCAAATCTTCATTAATCCCTCGAATGGGTTTCAAATCTCCTATCCAAACGATAGAGTTAGGCGAGATGACCGACAATACATGAATATGGTGAAATCTAAGACTCATGAACTGTTTGAAAAATGGGCGGAACCGCTTAAAGTTTTTGAGCATTAAGTACACAAGATGGTAGATAAGCAGAAAAGTCTAGGGCAATATTTCACCAAACACACGGGATTAAGAAACTATATATTTAATCGCGTAGAAAATGTAGGTGCTAAACTACTGGAACCATCATTTGGCGCGGGGCATATATTAATGAACTTTTTAGAAACAAATGAAAATCATCCAATGGTATGTTTTGAAATAGACAAAACCATAGAACCTGAAGTAGTTTTTAATAATAATCAAACAGTCATATACGAGGACTTTCTTTCTTATGAATTTGACGAAAAATTCAAAACAATTGTCGGTAATCCTCCATATGTTAAGGGAAAGGGAAGCGCATCTAATATGTACATAAAATTCATAGAAAAGTGTTACCATTTACTAGATGACGGCGGGGAATTGATATTTGTGGTACCATCCGACTTCATGAGATTAACTACCACATCGAAGTTAATCGTTGAAATGTGTGAAAATGGAAAATTTACACACTTTTTATTCCCCAATAAGAGTTCTCTTTTCGAAAATGCGAGCATAGACGTGACAGTATTCCGGTATCAGAAAATAAATCGCGAAGGAGTCGCGATAGATCCGATAATGACCTACCATAGCAAGACATTTATGGATACTTGTGTCGTTCAACACGGTATCCCTGAAGAACCTCGCGTAGAACACACAAAGTATAACGTATTGGGAGGAATCATCACATTCGGTGACCAAAGTGAAGAAATGAAAAAAATAGAAGACTATTTTGATGTAGGTGTTGGTATGGTATCCGCGAAAGATGAAGTGTTTAAAGTTCCACTCGGTAACATAGATGTACTTCAAGATGAGAATATGACAGAAAGGTTTATATACGTGAATCAGTTTCCAACGGGAAATAAGGAAATAGACGAACACTTGAATAAATATAAACAAACGTTGATGGATAGAAAAATAAGAAAATTCACGGACAAGAATTGGTTCGAATGGGGCGCAGCGAGAAATCTTAGATTAATGGAAAATAACAATGGTAAAGACTGTATATACGTGAGAACCTTGTCTAGAAAAACAGAAATCGCATTCTTGGGGAAAGTTCAAAGATTTGGTGGTCGTTTATTGTGTATGGTACCAAAGAGTGATAAAACAGACCTAGAGAAAGTAGTAAAAGAATTAAATACCGATACATTTAA